TCCTTATGACGAATGTTACGATACAATGTTTCATTATGAACAACGTATCTTCAAGCACCATATACTAGTGCGCGAAGATGTTCCTAATAAGATAACATTTGTACCAAAAAAAACTGCGACGAACATCGAACTATTGGGGTTGAGCCAAACGGTCATGTTGTGTTACAAAAGACCCTTGGCGATCTAATCCGCCGTCGCTTACGCGATGTCGGTTTAGACTTGAACACCCAAAAGCGGAATATCGATCTTGCTAGGGCGGCAATCCATGCCAACTTAGCAACAATCGATATGAAGAACGCGTCAAACACTCTTTCTATCGAGTGCGTACGCGCGTTGCTTCCTTCCGACTGGTTTATGTTTTTAAACCAGTTTCGTAGCCATAACGGTTATTGCCCATGGAATGATACTACTATCTCATATGAGATGTTTTCATCCATGGGAAATGGATTTACTTTCGAACTCGAAAGTTTAATCTTCTTCGCGATCGCAATCACCAGCACAATGTATGGGCTGGACTTAAGCAGGAACGAAGCACGTAAGTTAGTTGCTGTGTACGGAGACGATGTCATCGTCCACGAACACGTCAACGACCTTTGTGTTTCCCTGCTCGAGTTTTATGGATTCTCCATAAACGTAGAGAAGTCGTACAACGACGGCTTCTTCTACGAATCTTGCGGCGCCGATTACTATTATGGCGAAAATGTTCGACCCTTCTTTCTTAAAAGGGAAGTACGGACTGTACGTGACGGTTACTTTTTATGTAACCAGCTTATGTTCCGTATTGTCAAGTATCAGGCCTATTATCTTTGGCCTGTTTATGAGACCCTTTTCAAAGAAATATGCTTAACCGTTAAGCCCTTACTCGGACCACTTCACTTAAAAGTGGACCCGAAATGGGATGACGATATAGCAGATGACTTTGAGGCAGTACTTCGAGTACCTTTAGAGTATGCACAAAAGCATGGCGGTTGTAGGTTCTCCTATAATGGAGACGATCCAACTAAGCCAGCATTATGTGCATTCTCATATAAAAAGGCCGTCCGTATTGCAATCACGGTCCCTACCAAAAAAGTATTTCCTGGTAGAGGCCCAATCGTAGACTATCTATTAGTCTTACGTGGTTACAAAGAGGGGAAATCAACTTATAAACAACGATCGCGAGATCGGTTTACTCGGTCGGTAACGTCCTCTTGGAACGGAACCCTGAGCCCATCTAGCATTACGGCATTGAACGTCTTGTTTAGTTCTTTGCCCTAATCAGCTAGTGCTGCCCTAACGGGTGTTCTTTTCAGATTTGTATATAGCTCAAGTCCCGGCCAGGATTTAACAATCCTGCCCTTAGACCTTATGCAAATATTTTCA